AGGACTAACAGTAGTAGCCATTTGTATTTCTCCTTATGATTTAATCGGAGGCAGACCGAAATATCCACGCAGTTTATTCTGCGCATCGACATCGACTTGCTTGGAAGTAGGTGGTGCGCCAACCGAAAGACCGGGTTGCTTGTTCAAAGCTTTCTCTTCCAGTTCTTTCTGTTTGGCTTCCAAAAACTCCTGTTGGCAAGCCATGATCCCGGCGGCATCGTTGTCTGCCATAGCCTCTGCCGCCTTATGTGCTAGTTCTTTTTCATACCCAAGAGCGAGACATTGCGCCACGAAACCGCTCACGGTCTTGTCTCTGCGGAGTGTCCGCAACTCTTCCTCGACAGCCTTTTCCCGCTCTGCCCGTTCAGCTTCAACCCTCTCGGCTTCCGTCTGTTTCTCACGAAACTGGCGTTTCCATTCAGCCGCATCGGAGTTTGCCTTGGATAGTGCGGTCTTCAGCTTGTTTACTTCTTCGCTGTTGTCCTTTGGAGCGGGAGTTTCAATCTCCATATCCATCAGTGCTTTCAGCTTGTCCTCAACGGACATCTCCTCAAATCCCTCGATCTTTGCGGTGTCGATCTTCATATCTCTTTCTCCTTGCGTTTGATAAGGCAGTTCCCTCTGCCATGTTTTCCGTTTTTAGGTCTTGTCATGACCATTGTGCGTTTACAGTTCACTCTGTTATGTGAAACGGGTTTATCCGTTGTTCACGCTTCGTGTTTGCCCTCTGCTTTGTTGTACTGGGCAGTGCTGATTCCAAGCAGTGCGCCAAGCAGTGTGCAGACAACGGCAGATGTCTTCGCAATCTCTTCCGCATACGGGAAGCCCCAGATTGCCGCCAACCCAACATACGCCGTGGTCAACGCCGGGATGACAATCATTACTACCCACTTCAAAATGTCATACACATGATCTGGAAGTTGCATTCTTTTCACCCCTTTAAGTTCTTAAGTTCATTTTTGATTACTGCAATGTCGATCTGAATCTCCTTGAAAAGTTTTGCATATCCGTTATGCTCATCAAGTTTGCGCTCGACCGACTTCATGCGGTCTTCGATTCTCGCATCCCGGACAGCATCATCTTCTTTGGTTTTCTTGGTCTGATTGTGTGAGATGATCCACTGTCCAAGAACTGCAAATATTCCTGTGACAATCGCCACAAGTACTGCTTCTGGTATCATGTTTTTCACCTCACTTGCGTAAATGAATTAGGCGCACTTTTGCGCTTTCCTACGCCTTTCGTTGTTTTCTCTATGCCACATCCCTATACGCTCACCCCGTGTTCCGTGGTTGCTGTTCTCTTTGTGGTTGCACCATTCTAAATTGCAAGCCCTATTGTCGGTCTTGTCCTCATTAATGTGGTTAACCTCGTTGCAACCATCTCTCGGTTCGCAAAACGCTTCAGCAACTATCCTGTGTACAGAATATTGCTTTCCCGCTCTTCCCTTGTTTCCACCATTCCCATAAAGCCAAACTGCGAGATATCCGTGCCTTCTTGCTTGTGGTGTCAATATTTCGCCACGCTTTTTGAGAATGTAAGGCTTCCCTTTTCTTCGGTAGATAACCGTTTCATGCGGCAAACTTCTTATTCTCCCAAGGTTGCTTACCTCATATCTACCCTCAAAACCAACTACATCTTTCCAAATCTCTTCCATAGCAAAAGTCCTCTCTTTAGATTAGAGAGGGCGGCGGGAACATACCCCGCCATGCATTACCCTCTTGCTATTTGTGGCATTTCGCCTATTTATCGAATGTCAACCAACACAAGCAGTTAACATCCTCTTCGGCAATCCCCCATTGTCCGGGAAACTGTGTCGAACCGCCTTTGAACGAGTAAAAAACCCCGTCAATCGGAGCAGTTACGCCGTCCAAATAAATGTGAGTGTCACGGGATGTTGGTAGCATCGAGCAGTGCCATGTCTTTTTTGTTGCTCCCGCTCTTTTCGCCGTGTCGAACGCCGCTTGGTTCGCAATTCGGTGCGTTTCGGTTTCGACAATCCTTATGAGATCGTCCCCTGTGCCGCCGCTTGAGAAGTAGTCCTCGACACGTTGTCTCCAAGTCTTCCCCGCCACCTCTTCATCAACTGTTTTCATCACATCATCGACCGGGGGCATCCAATCGGATGAGAGATTTGCGTTGGTGATGCTGTTGCCTTGGGCATATGCAAGCAGGTAGAGGTCGAGCATCTCATCGATAATGTCTTCTTCCTCTTCCTGTTTGTTTTCTTCCTCAGCTAGATTTCTCTTGCCGAACTGTTGCCGAATGCGCTCGGTAAAACTATTCATTTCATCGAACGGCAAAATACTCGGCATGACTATTCCTCGACTATATCTATCAATCCAAGGTCAAAGAGTTTATCCGCTCTACGGGCAGGTACTTCCCACTCTTCCCCGTATTTCATCTCCCGCTTAAACTCAATGTCCCAGTAGATTTTCTTGCACCGCACTTTGAGCGGCTTATTTGGGTCTTCCGCATCCTCACAAGTTCCGGGTACAAGCAGGTTGTTCCAGTTGTCTTCTGGAGCGGTATACTTGAATTTCTTCAAACCCTTGTAGATTTCTGCTATCGGCAAGTTCTCCATGCTCATGGGAAGAACCCAACCGTTTTTGCCGTTCTCTACGCCGATTTCCCGGATGACTTTGAAGTCCGTCACAATGACGGGAGTGCCAACCGAAAGGGCTTCCACTACGGAGTAGCAGTACCCTTCCGCATCGGAAAGCTGAACATAATAGTCAGCGTTCGCAATGTAGTCGATGATGTCTAACCTTGGTTTCATCATGACCACGTTTGGGTTCTTGCTCGGTCTGGGTACATCCGTGAACACCGTCCACAGGTACGGGATACCTGCCGCATCCAGTGCATCCGCAAGTGCAATCATTCGGTTCAGCCCCTTGTCTGGGGTGAGTCTCGTTGCGCTGATGAGGTTCAGCACCTTGCGTGGTTTTACTGGGACGAACGGATTGTAGGAAACAATACTGTCTTCCCCTCTGCCCTTCTGGTATGAATCACGGACGGTTTCGGACACGGAGATGTACTTTTGAACCTTGTAGTGGTACTGCGGGTACACGCCCAGACTCACGTAATCGCCGTGGAGCATTTGATAGTACTCATCTGCGGTGATGCTATCCATGATGTCCGTATTGAAGCAGACAAACGCACGTTTGCATCTGATCTTCATGCCCTCACGGAAACGCCTTACACGGATGAACTGCGACAACCGCTCAATCTGGGCGGGATCACCGCTCCGATAGAACAGCGTGATATCAAAGTCCTTCCCGTACTTCTTTCCCAAGTTCCAGAAGAAGGTTTCGATACCGCCGATACTGTTTAGCGTATTAAAATAGAATACGTTGATGAACATCTCTAAAGCCCTTTTGACAGCAGATCGTAGATGCTACCTTCACGGGGGTGGTTGTAATGGTACGCCGCAATGCGTGTGTACTTGCACGTAGGGTTTCGTGCGAGGAGTTCTTCGTTGTAGAACCAATCCCCGGCGTTGCGTTCATCTTCCTTGAACCGTATGCCTTCTGCAAACGCTCGGCGAACGAACTTCGTGGTTGGTGCGCAGAGTCCTCGCCTGTTCCCCTCGACCAGTGCGAACCGCATTCCGCTGTTGATGATGAGGTCGATGTACACGCAATCAGTGCCGTCCAGTTGGTCGATTGCGGCGTTGTACGCATCCGTGTACAAGTAATCGTCACCGTCAAGGAAGTGAATGTACTCCCCGGTAGCGGCTTCCAACAGGCGGTTTGCGTTGTAAAAACAACCGTGGTTTATGTGGTCATGCAGTACCGTGAGGTTGAGGTCTGAGTGCGACCATCTGTAGTCGCAAAGTTTCGCAAAAGTTCCGTCCGTAGAACCGTCATCCCTTGCGATGATCTCAATATCACTTCTGCGTGGCACACTATCTAACAGTTTGTCAACGTACTGCTCTTCATTGTAAAAAGCAGACAGGATTGACAACTTAAGCATTACACCGAACCGCCCGTCTCGTTTTCTCCGTTATCGCTGTCTTTCTCTACAATCTCCGCTTCGCCTTGACCGCCATCGGTCTGCTCCGCTTCGACTACCTTATCCGGGTCACCCCAGATCATCTCTATATACTTCTCGCTCATCTTCATATCCTTGACAGGATCGGAAGAGATGCCAGACTTTTCAGCCGCAAGTTCTGGGTGGAATCCCGCCGCCATGAGGGTCTGGAACGCCTGTGCCTTGCTCTGCACGTTAGCGGTTTCGCCGTGCGGGAAGTTCAACTCAAAGTCATTGACATCAATGTCGAGCAGTTTTTTGCGCCGCAGAATCTCAAGGATGATGCGGTCAAACTGGCGGTTGCTCTCACGGAACAAGTCTTCCGTGTTTCTCGCACTGCAATCCGCTTGATACCAACCAAGTGAAGCAAGCTGTGCCGCACCAGTGGTGTCATAGTTGCGCCCGTCAGAGCGGTTAGGCATGGCGCAGATGTGGAAGACCTCTTCCCGCAAACTGTCCATGAGAACCTTTGTTTGGGTCTGGTCGAGTTGCTCGGTGAGTACCTTGAAGTCCGCTTTGTTTTCGCCGATGCTCCGCAATGAAATCATTCCCGCTTTGCGGATGTCGGTAATCGTGGTGTCTTCCGGGAACTCGCAGTTCACCGCAATAGCAAGACTCTGAATGAACTGCTCCACGCCGTCACAAGCGTTGGATGCGAGGTTGGAGAGTTCGTCCAAGAGCGGGATCGCCAACTCAAACGCCGAAGTGTTGACGGAGTTGTACCGATACTCGATAATCGGAATCTCGCCAAGCACGTTGGACTCAACAGAGTCGAGAACCGTTGCGGTTGTCATATAATCGTGGTTTTGCTCAATGGTCATTGTCTTTGCGGTCTGCACCCCGGAGAGGTGGAACACAAAGTCTTTCGTGAACACATCGAACTTCGCCACGCCGTCAGACACAACGTAGTTCACGCCCATCACGGGATCGTTTCCGGGTTTCAGCGAGTACACCACGAATGCGGAACGTGGGTCGAGCGCATACGCCTTGAACGGGCGTTCCGATTTGTCAGCACCCTTGTTTGGCTCAACAAAGATTACGCCCTTGCCAACCCGGTGAAACCAATCTGCCGCCTTGTTGTCCGCTTCAGCCTTGCCAGAGCGGTACAGAAACTCGTTCAGTTTCTTAACCTTCGTCTGTACGCCCTTGCGCCTTGCCGTATATACGCATGGTTTCTGAAGCAGATACCCGCTCTTAAAGTCGCATATCTCAGCCGCTGTATTTACTTGCACGATGTTCAGAATGTCCTCACGAACTTCTTTCGTGCGGTGCAGTATCGGTTGCACTCCTCTGGTGTACCAGTATAGAAACTCCTCTTGGAGCATATTCTTGATGTGATAGACCAGTGCGGAGTTCAGTTCTTCCTTTACGTTATCCTTGGTGATCTCGTCAAAGGTCGAATAGATATCCAACCGTCCGAACATATCGTTTCTGACTACAGGGGAGTGGTTTAATTCTTCGGTTGCCATGTTCCACCCTCTCTAAAATAAAAAACAAGGCTAATCTAAAGTTGCCTTTAGAATTAGCCCCGTTTGGCTCTTCCCATAGCCCGTTTGCTATGAGGTTTACTGTTCTTTGTAAACTAATCTGCGACCGTTCTCAAGCACTACCCACTTGCCACGCTCTTTTCGGAGAATGACTTCCTTGCCACAGGCGATAACCGCTTCAGCCGCTTCCGTGACTTCTTTCGGAATCTTAGTTGTAGGTTCGCTCATATGGTTGCTCTCATCTCCTTGTGTGTGCCGCTTAAGTGGATTATCGGAGTATCGAGACAGGGCGGTTTGAACGCACCCGCATCTCCGTATCCCCCGTAGTTGAGTTTTGCGCTTGTGTTTACGTACAGGCGAGTCCCGTAGGTGATCGAGGAGTTCGCCATGTTAGGTCTTGCAAACCCGTCTTTCAGCAAGGCGGGAAGGTGCGTGTGACCGCACACGTAAATGTCGGCATCAACGATGGTCGAAAGGTCAACTAAGCGTTGTATCTTGCCGCCCTCTTTCCGACCGCCACCGTTCCCGTGACTCACGTACATTGTGTACGCCGCTTTCCTACGGTGTGAGTTTTGCTTCCCGTCCATCTCGCCGAAGCGTATAAACAGGAGTGCGGTAGTCGGTGAGTATCTGTCTGCGATCCCAAGTTGATTGCACATCAACTGGGTCATGTCGATGCCGTTCGTGCGGTAGTGCCGCATCTCATGGTTTCCGGGAACTACGCACAGAATCTTGTGCGCAATCGGTTTAAACAACTCCACGCACACTTGGAGTTCTTCCATCGGACTTAGAAGGGCTGAATAGGTATCACCAATTGATGATGCTATTGCACAATCCATCAAATCCCCGTTAAGTATGCAGTAGGCGTTGTCATGTTGCGACAGATATAAAATGTCACTTTGGATTCGCCCGTGGTCAGAGTTTGGATCAGCCCAATGGTAATCTGCCACGGGCATTATCTCAATCTCTTTCAGTTCCTCGGAAAGATCAATCTTGATAGCTTTCATTCAATCTCTAATCGTGCGGACACTACCCCCGCCCTCTGGTTGTTAGGCAAGTGTCTCACCCGCCTGTGTCCGACTCATCCCTCTTGCGTTTCTTAAAACCCGCAAGTCTGTTCTGGCAGAGGATCGTGGTACTGCCCCACGCCATTCTGGTTCAAAGCCAGATGCGCTACTTCTACGCTAATCCCCTACGGTGGACGGATGCAGAATCGAACTGCAAGCTAAGACCCATCCCGCCCATATTGGCGGTTGTAAACAATAGGTAGCCATATAGACCGCCCATTTCAAACTGACCCACCTCAGTTTAATAGTAATCGGCGGGTGAAAGGAAGGAAGCCCCGCCAGTTCAATAAATTATACTTCTAAAATTGTAACCATTCAATGCGAAAAAACACGCATTATGTATACTAAACTGTTGATTTTGAAACTAAAACCGCCTTTTAACAAGCGTTGCGATGTTCGTGCGGTCACTCATTTGCCAATCCACAAACATTGCGAGTGCATCCGGGACATCATCGTTCTTGTTCTTGCCCATCATCGAGTACGTGGTGAGTTGGGTCATCGCTTCACGGTACTCTCTGTCCTTGGCGTAATAACTCTCGTCCTTGAACAGAACGTGTTCCTTAACCAGTGCGCTGTTCACTTGAATGCGTGTCTCTTTTGAACTCTGAGTCCACTTCGTTTGGATGCTCGTTAACCCGCCAAGTTCTTTAACACGTTTCTCAACGGTTTGCGCAAACATCGTTCCGCCACGGTTCGACTCTATGCGGCACTGCTTTACGTTGCGGTCTACTAAAAGTTTTGCGACTCTCTCTTGAACCACTTCCACCTTGCCATTGTCGCATATGAGCGTGTCCAAGTAGTAATCACTGCCGTATTGATAGAAGACGGGGCAAACGCAGTAGTCTGATCCCTGTTCTTTCGTGTCGCAGATTGCGAGGATCGCATCCGGGTCTTTATCCGGGAGATCAAAGTATCTCCGCAGTTCGCTTGCTTCGTATAGAACACCTTCTCTTTCAATCGGTTCTTGCTGATAGATAGCGAGGAAGCTTGGGGAATCCATCATGTCACGGATTTTCAAGAGGTCTTTCGTGGTGTACCCAAGACCGTAGGGGTAGTCAAAGCGGCTTTCCTCGTTCTCGTCCAGTACGGGTTCTCGGATGAACAGTGCGCCGGGGTCATCGTGGTAGTATTCCTCAAGTCTTCCTATAGGGTCAACCAGACTCCACCGTGTGCCGATTACCAACCGCTTCACTCGGTCACCGATAGCCCTCTGGAAGAAGTCCGTGTACACCGTCTGCCACAGTTTGTCCAGTTGGTCACGGTTAAGCGCAACCTCTATGCCCGGAACTGGGTCATCCAGATACAACCAGTTTGATGCTCGGACTCTACCAGAAAGCTGTGAACCAAGAGAACCGCCACACTGCAATGTCTTGAACCTCATGTCATCAGACTTGTTATAGCCGATGCCGATCATAAGGTTCTTTGCGTTCGTGTTGATTACGCCAAGCCCCGGAAACACATCGCCCCAACAATACTCTCCCTGTGGGTCGAAGATGCGGAGCATTTCCCCGTACACACCTTCAAGGAATGAATTGTTGTGCGAACCTACCAGATTCCCAAGAAACGGGTTTCGCCCACTCGTCCAAGCAAGCCCAAACTCCGCAAGCGTGGTCTTACCAACGCCGGGTGCAAGGGAGATTCCAAGTGTGTGCAGTTTCCCGTCCTCAAGGTCTTGTATCCCACGTGCGCTCTTGAGTAACTGCTTTCGCCGTGGCAAGTAGAACTGCTTGCTGACATCCCTCTTCTTCTCAATGTAGATGCAAAACGAATCGAAGAAGTGCGGTGCATCGAAGAGATGAGTCTTGTAGTACAGGTCGAGCATTCTGTCCGCATCCACGCCGTCACGGGTCATGGCGTTCGCACTCTGGCGCACACGCTTGTTCATTTCGTGTGCCTGTGCAAAGTTCGCATCGTCATACACGATACTGCCGTAGTCCCTTCTCCCACGCCCCTCAATCTTTACGGAGTCAACCCGTTCCAATTCCCGGCAGAGGTCGAACGCATCTTCAAGCGCATAAGGATCGTCACGGAGTATCAGTTTGTTTATAAGGTTTACATAATCCAGTTTAAGCACTCCAATCCAATAGACTCTCTACCGCATCCACATCGAACACTGGGATGCCAATCTTGTCCTGTACCTTCTTGCGGTTGCTCCACGAATCGTCAATGAAGATGCCGCCCTCGGACACGTAGTCCGCTTTCTCTTTATCAAGACCAATCAGCACTACGGCATCGAACAGTTTCATGCTGATATTGTGTGCTTCGATGTCCGTGATGATGTTCCCGTGATGGTGCTTCGTTAAAAGAATAACGTTCTTCCCCTTGTCCTTGCACTGGTGCAAGAACGCAATCAGCATGGGGTTGACCTTTCCGTTCACAATCAGCGTATCGTCAAAGTCCACGTACACCGTGTCATACTCGATATCGTACCAGAACCTGCTGATAAACGCACGGTCGAGCAGAAGGTCTGCGCTGTTGTTGACAATTTCAACATCAAGACCCATCACCGTGTACAGGGTCAAGAGCGGCATATTCACGCCAAGGTTTCTCGTCAAGCCCATCGTCCCGGCGATCCTCGGTGCGACTTCCATCAGTTTGTAGTCACCGTTCTTGTCTTTCTTCATCTGGAAGAACCATGCGCCCGTGAAGTCGAACTGCTCGTTGAGGTCTTCCGCAATCTTAAAAACGATCTGCTCGGTAGGCATGGTGCGTGAACGGACGGCGATGCCAGAGCGAATGCGGTCACGGGAGCGTTGCCCAACGTACCGCAGTGTGCCGTTCTTATCCGTGAAGCAATCCACCGTGATCTCCTCACCCGGCAGATACTCGCAGACGGCGTACTCTTTCCCAGAGTCGAGCAAGCGTTGCAGTTCTTCTTCGCTGTTCACCTTCACTGCACCCTCTGCGCCTTGACCCACTGCGGGTTTTGCAAATACGGGAAACTCGTCCACATCCTCAAAGGCGAGTTCGTCTTGCGTGTAGAATCTCGGAAGGTAGTACGCACCACGTTCCCAGAGATACTTGTACGTTTCGTTCTTGTTTCGGCATATCCGCACCGTGAGAAAGTCCGAAGTAATAACCTCTGCGTGGAGTTTCCATTTGTACCGTGTCAGTTTAAACAGTGCGGAGTCATGCGCCGGGTAGATGTAGTCGATCTCCGCTTCGTCAATGATGTTGTTTAGACTATCAATGATCCTGTCATCATCAATGAACGGGAGATTCATGAAACACCGCTCAAACACCATCTCGGCGTGGCAGTGTACGCTCGTTGCGCCCCAGAGTTCCACATCCTTGCAGTTTTTGAGTGCGTTCCATATTTCAAACGCAATCTCAGTTCCCGCCGGGAACACCAGAACCTTCTTCTTTTCCATCATGAACTGTACGCCCTCTCCCACCATTCTTTCGCTTTCTCTGGGGTGTCAAAGTGTATATCATCCATCAGCAACGCCTGTGCAACCCACGGCGCACCATAAGCGTACTGTATCCGTTCCGTGCCGTCTGGAAGTTTTGTGTGCGACTCATAAAGTCGCACGTTGTCTTTAAGCCTACTGTCTGCCCAACTCATGAGTCACACTCCTGTTTCAGCCAATTTCCAACGCATTTAACGCAATCTTTAATGCAAATATTCCCACGATCATCTATTGGTGGGCAAACGGTATCACAAAGTCTTGTTGTAAAAATAAATGCGGTCAACTCTTCATCACTCATAGCCCGTATGCGGTCGGCGTTGGTTTTTGGTTTGTTTTCCTTGAATTTACACGCATACTCTGCCCGGATATAATATGAAAAATGTCTTGTTGGGTCTGCATATGGATTGTTTGAACACATGGCACAGGACTTCGTTCCCACCATGCTACAACAGCAAACAGTTGCCATCACTCACCCTCGCTTTCGATGACCACTGGCAATTCTTTGGCAATAACCCATGTGTTATAAACCACATATGGTGATATGCATTTCTTTTTCCAGATTTCGTCTTCCCAGTTAATTGCATCCCTGTCTATCAAATCACCATGCTTCGGCACTTCGATTGCAGTATAATTCTGTTTTCCAACAGGCGGGTCGCATCCGGGTGTTGTTTCTATAACATGACCACCGTCTGCGCAAATAACAACCATCTTAATGCAACCCATTTTCGGCATCTCCATGTTCTTGATGTAGATTCCCATCACATCACCTCTGGCGCATCCGGGAGTTCCATCCAAAATAGAACTTCAGCACCGCCAACGGATTGCGGGATATCACCTTGCGTATCCCATCCATGTTCTTCATCCCACCACACAATTTCATAGAACGTGCCACGGTCTGGCGGCATCTGCGGCTCAAGATTCTTCCACAGCACCAGATAGCAGTTATCCTCTGGCGGGTCATCGTCTGCGCTTTGCCAGATTTTCGGAGTAGGTGGATCGTTGGGTTTCCACCCTATACTGTACTCTCCCGTAATCGAGTTCGTGAGTATCTGCACCGTGCAATCCGTGTGCAGTTCGCTCTTATCAAACACCCGTGCGCTCTCAAGCACCATTCTTCTTCTCCCTCACATTCCACGGGAATCCAAAATCGCTCCGCTTCAGCTTGCACATTTCACCGTTCCCCCTGTGCCAGACGATCCCCTCAATTTCGTGTGCGCTCAAATACGCCATCAACCCACGGTAGTCCCTCGGCACGTTCCAAAGCACGATGCGCCCGTGCTTCTCCAAAAAGTCATCGTCCATGTTGTACGGATTCCCTTGGAAGTGCAGACCAACCGCTTCATAAGTCCCGTCTTCCTTTATCCAATCCGTGTTCACGTATGCGTTCCAGTACCACTTGTCTGCGGGATTCTCCGGGTTCACCGCTACCCAGTGCGGGAAATGCCCCGTCACAGGGTCTGGCGCATCTTGACACGGGATCGCCCCCGGCGGCGCAACCTTGCCCTTCTTCGCATCGAACCTCTTGTAGAAGTTCCCACCGATGATCGCACAGCAACTCCCGTCCACCTTCTCCGTTGGCACTCCCTCTCCACGCAACACCCATTCGCACCCCGGCGTGACGAGGGGCAGTACCCTCTCAACCCCGCCGCCCGGTCGGAACACCCTCTGGAACAGGGTCGGCATCTTTTTCATGCCAAAAATCCACCTCACTTCATCTTTTCTCGGCGAAAAAGCCGCGCCATTTCACCTTTTTCCCATTCTCCCACATCCCCCGTTTTCTTCAATGCGAAGAATCCCACTTTTTTGTTTTTTCAAAAATTTTTAACAGTTTTTATACACTTTCGCCTTTTTGTCTAGACAGATTTTTTTCTAATCGACACAGTGGATTCTACTGTGTCGCTACTGTGTCGCTCATTGTGTCGCTTAAATAATTACCTATTTTCTTTATTTTCTTTAATTTGGTGCTTATTTATATAAAAAAAGTACCTAAAAGCACATACCGACACAGTAGACACAATAAAAACGGGGTTATAGTTTGTACGAAAAATAAAAAATAAAAAGAATAGGAAATTACTGTGTCGATTGTGTCATTGTACCTTCAAATTTTTGAAGTATTTTCGTTTTCAAGGGGTGATCCCTCAAGTCCCGCCCATCTCCGTTGAGTGTGCGGGAGTCAGAACTGCACTCCACGAACGCCCGTAAGGGCTTTTTTGTTACTCCGAATAATTTTGGGGGTAACCCCCGCCCCACAGTTAGACGCATTTAACCCCTCCGGTAGTCTACAATTGTAGTCTGATCAGCCCCAAAAAGCCCGGAATGCACAATATATTTTGCATTAGCGCGCGCATTTGGTACAAAACACGCACAAAGTTGTATTACAAGTATATATGTATACAATTATACAAGTATGCAATTTGGCAAGGCGGGTACGTGTGCGTGGGTTACGTACACCTGTCCGTCATAGCCGGACACTTAAACATTAGAAAGCATAATACTAAACATTAAAAAATAGCATGAATAAAAGCGGTTAAACCGCTTGACAATATCGGTTAAACCGTCTATAATCATAATCAGAAAGGCGGTTAAACCGCTATATATTAAAAAGGAAAGGAAGATCAAGAAATGAAATACTACAATGCTGATGAGATCAAAACCGAATTGGAAAAGGAAGTTGCAATTAACAAAGCTTTTATTGATGCATGGGAAAAGGTTGAGTTCCCAACAAAGAAAGACGGTACAGCTTTCAAGACAATGTCCAAAAACATCACGGGCGCAAAATATACCGCAGTGCCGTATCTGATGCAGGCGGGCGAGAATGAATTGACGGTTTACACATGGTGCAGCGTATCCGGGTATATTCACGATAGTATCAAGTGTTATGAACTTGTACGGTATCTCAAAGACGAAACCATGAAAGCAAAAACAGAAAACTATCAAGCAAAGCAGACATATCTTGAACAAGTTTATACGTATGATCTTGACGATATTAAAAAGGCGGTTTCCGATAGAATCGCATATCTGAAAGAATACAACAAAGAACTTGAAATGATGCTTTCAAAGTTGCGCCCGGTATTTGATGAGTTTAGGAATATGTATGATGCAGCGATAAATCGTTTAGAAGAAAGCACAAAAGACTTTCAGCACAAAAACTTATATTATGCAGTAAAGGATACAGTGCTTTCAAGATACCCGTATGTTTAAGCAATAACCGATAGTCGAAACGGGCGCAACAGCCCGTCATAGCAAGACGGCAACTTGCTATCTGATGATGACAAGCCAATAAAACAAAACAGAAAGGAACAAAAGACAATGACAAGCAGAGAAAAGAAAGCCTATATCGAAATGAAACCCGCAGCATATTACAGTGGTTTTGGCGGTATCGAAATTAAAAGCATTGAATATGGTATTGAAGATTATATTGTGTTTGTTGCGGGTGCATGGTGTAGCGATAAAACAGTGCATAAAGAGATAGTCGAATATGATGAAAACGGCAACAGCTTTTTCAAGTACAAAAGAAACCATATTCCGCTTGATGAGTGTATCCGCTGCTGATGAAAGCATAACCGCCCGTCTGATGATGATTATTTGGTTAATAATCGAAATACCCGGAAACGGGTATCACGGGAAACCGAATTAAAAAGAAAGGAAAGATCAATAATGAAATATTGGGATTTCAGCAAAGACAAAGAAAGTAATATCACAAGTTTTTATCTTTCACCCGGTAAAGACTTTACCGTATGGATGCACCAAAACAAAGCAGAATATACGGGTGCTTTTGTTGACGGGTGCTTGCTTGATTCTTTTGTGGTATCAACAAAGCGTGGTTATGCTTTCTTTTATGAAAACGCTCGCAGCGCATGGTGTTCCGATTATGCTGTTTACTTTGTACCGTATACGGAATTGAAAAAGGGAAACGGCAACAGCGCAGATAAGCTTTGGGCGGCGTGGTATGAATTTGAAGATACCGCAGCAGCAAAAACCGCCTAAACCATAACTCAATTATTGCAATAGCAAGCTGTTTTTCTTGAATAGCCTTTTCAGATCAAAAAAAGACTATATCCCAAAAGATACCAAAGCAACAGCACATTGAAAGCAGCACATAGAAACCCGCAGCGCAGCAGCACCCGGTAGACGGTACTTTATCACGGTAAAGCGTTAAAGCATTATTGCTTTAGTGTGTTAAAGTGTAGCGTGGTGTAGTTGTGTACCGGGTAGCGCAGCAACAATAAAACAATCTGCTTTCTGCGCTTTCTGCGGCATCTTAAAATCAAATAAAGAAAGGATAATTTGCTATGACTTACAAATTCATTTCCATTGATAAAGCAGAAAATAAAGCCTATCAATGGGGGCGGTTTAACCACAACAAAGAAAAGATGTTTCTGTTTACATCTTATCTTTTGGGCGTGAATAACCCGGAAGATTTCTACATTATTGAAGAAGAAACAAATAAAGCGGTTTCTCTGATTTCCTTTGCGCAGCATAACAACATCACAAAAGATTACATCAAGAATAATCCGTGGAAAGATTAAAGAAAGGAACAAAAAAATGAAAAGAAAACATATCAAAGTAAAGCTTTCTGCTTATCCGTCAAAGTATTTTCCCGTCAAAGCTGTTTTTACTGTAAACGGTACACGCTATAGCATGGTATTTGAAACGGAAGAACAAGCTAAGATCAACTTAGAAAACAGACTTTACCCGGCTATCGTTTCTTTCTGCACAGCATAACCGAAACGGGTTTCTAAAGGGTTTCCCAATAAAAAGCCCTATTCCATAGCTGAAAAGCTAAATCAAATTATGAAAGGAAAAGATATTATGAGTTACACTGAACTTAGAGAAGAAGAAAAGGAAGAATTGCGTGCGGCACTCTATTGGGGCGGTGAAGATTGCTACGATTACAGTAATCTTTCTGCGGCAGAAAAGGAAATTGTAGATAACGCAGAAAGCCCGGAAGATATCCCGGAAGAAGTAATGATCTCTGCTTACGGACATTATAGTTTTGTTGAAGAAGACTTCTTCTGTAATATCTAATTCTTCTGCGGTTCTCACGGGTTTCCGCTTAAAAGCCCGTGTCCATGCCAAAAGGCAATTACTAAATTGAAAGGAAGATCAACAAATGAAAACTCTTGAAATTGAAAACGTGAAGACGGTTTCGCACTATGCTGATGAGTGTGAAGTGTTCACATGGGAAGACTCTGATTTTGCGGATAGCCTTTCTGCGGATCAGTGGGAAACGCTTTCATATCTCAACGATATTGAACACTTAGAGTTTACGGTACTCAACCATGAAGTAGTCATTGTTTCCGATATGGGCAGCGTAGTAGAAATCTTCAGCACAATGGAAGACTTCAAGCGGGCTACAATGGAAGAGGTCAAGCGATTTATGGAAGAGGATGCTGCGGTATGAAAGAAAGGTTTTCTGCGATTCTTTCTGCAATCGCTATTGGTATGCTACAAAGCTTTGCACAATCGTTCACAGCATAATAGTTCTTGCGGGTTGATCTTAAAGCCCGCACCCATAGCCGAAAGGCTACACTATAAAAAGAAAGAAGGTTATACAAATGTCGCACAAAGAAAAGCTATTTAATCTCTACAACAGAACGTATCACAATTGTTTGTACTACAAAGAAAGAAACATGGAAAAGGAACTACTTAACGAAATAGGCGTTCTGCGTGGAATCGGTTATTGCCTTGATGCAATTACTGGTGACAAGAAGTTCACGATAATAGATTTCACGCTGTTCCGGGAAATGATTGAAGAACAGAACAGAATCAGAAACGCAGAGTAAATAATTCTTGACGGTTAAACCGATTTGTGATATCATAATGGTATCACAGGAAAGGAGCAAGCATGGATATGTACGAAAGCGAAGCAAAGCGCAAGTGGCAGAAAGAGAACACTGTATTCATTGGCGTAAAGTTACAGAAAGGCGATACCGATAAAGACATTCTTTCGTTTCTGCAAGATCAGAAAGAAAAAGGAATCGGCTATCAGACGGTAATTAAACTTGCACTGCGTGAATACATAGCGAATCACCCGGTAGAAGAACCAAAACCATTTTGGGAAGAATTGGAAGATTAACGAAAGGAAGATATTACAATGACCATCCTCACAATAGTCCTCATCGCATGGATTGCTTCTGCGGTAATCAGAACAGCGGACAGCAGACACAAGGCGAAGCAGATTCAGAGTATCAAGACCCGGCAGAGCAAAGCGGAAGACGAGTGGAAGCGTGTTCTGGCAGAATCCAAGGCAGAGACGGACAGAATCGTGGCACTTGAGAAAGCCCGGATTGAACAGGAAAAGTGGAACTGGAAACAGGAAGAGTTGAACCGCAAACAGGCAGAGTACAACGTGAAGATGAGCGAACGGATGCACAAGGCGGAAGCGAAACTTGAACTCGCAATCTCTGACATCACCTTTCTGCGTGACCGTCTCGCACAGCTTGATGCACAGCGTGATTACATCATGCTTCAGCAGAGCGGTACAGTTCCCGGCGGTAAAGAACACACCAAGTATCAGACCAAGATCATCAGCATTGACAATCAGATTCACACCACAGAGTCCCGGCTTGCCAAGGCAGAGTTTGCCAAGGCTGAAGCTGAGAGAAAACTGAGAGAGGTGGCATAATGCAAGCCCTAACAACCACGCAGTACCAGACCATCATCCGCACCATCCGCAAGGGTGGTTACGGACTCCGGGGCAACCCCATCATGGCGGCGGCACTCACCGCTGAAGCGAACCTCGGAATGCGCATCGGTGATATCCTCAACTTGCGCCTGTCCGATATCGTGTGTGACGGCGGGAGATACCGCTTGAACGTGACCGAAGAGAAGACCGGGAAGCGAAGAACCTTCACTGTACCGCCCACCCTGTACCAGTTCTTCTGCGATCACTGTAGGGAACAAAACATCGCACCGAACGAGCGGATGTTCCCTATCTCGGTGAGGGGCGTACAGAACCACCTCAAGAAAGTGTGCGACAAACTGGGATACACGAACATCTCCACGCACTCGTTCCGCAAGTGGTACGCCACGGACATCTACAATTCGTCCGGGCATGACATCATCCTCGTTCAGCAGTTGCTTCAGCACTCCTCGCCCATGACTACCCGGCGGTACATTGGGATCAGCGAAGAGAAGGTTGAACAGGCGATTGCGAATCATGTGTTGATTGCATAAATATTCATTTTGAAAGGAAGTGAAAGCGATGGCAAAGACCACACAGTGCATGAAGATCAACGTGCTTGGCGCACATTACGTTTGCACGTTCACTCCGTCCAAGACCAACCCGTTTGTTCTCTACGAAATGCGGTGGGATCACGGTTGGCACAGGAAGAAGATCGTTGAGTATTGCAACTTTGAGGGCGTTCTGTTCCACCTTCTGTACGAACTGAAAGTCCCGGAGTTTAAGAAAGATTGGTTCAAAGATGTTGTTTGAAAATCACAAATAAATTACCCTCGGTAGCGTTTGCTACCGGGGGTTTTTTTATGCCTATTTTTGCTTCTGCGTTTGCTTCTGTTGCTCTCTCCACACTCCCGCACAGCACAATCTCAGTTCTGTTACAGGGTCAGCTTTCGTGCCATTGTACTGGCATTTTGTAACTGGGCATTGGTTACACTTCATTTGGTTCACCGTCCATTTTTGAGCCGCAAGTTGAACAATAGAATGTCATCCCCCACGGAGTAGAGTATCCACAAAACGAACACATATAAAGCGGATAACCTCGGAACTTTCTACCTTTCCACACTGCGTGTCTCACGGGCGCAAGTTCTACTGCGGGTATGCTTCTGATATCGCTTGGGAAAATAACTTTAACATAATCATCGGTTATGTTTTTTATTTTGTCATCGTCACCGTAGGTTATCTTTTCGTAATAGAAGTGTTTAGCTTTTGCCAGTGCCGCATCTCGCTCGATGTATTCTGCCATGTTTCTCCTTTCTAATCATCTGGCAGTATATCAGCATACTTCTTCTGTATCTCTTCTGAACTTCTCTTCTCGCCAAGCGGATCATCAATGACCACTTCCTGTTTCGGTGCATCAGTGTACCCGTCATGCGCCTTGCTCCAGTAGATGGACAGTACCGGGTTGAGCAAACCTTCTGTGGGTGCTTGCTCATGGATGGATGCGAACATGGCAGAGACATCTTCTGCGAACCGCCTGTGGTCTGGCGTACCCGCTCTTCCCGCTTTCCAGTTCTTGATATCGTCAGCGGTAATTCCGATTGCGAAGTAAGCGGACGAGTTCGTGGGCAGGATGTTGTGTTCTGCGCAGTATTCAAGGAAAAGTGCGAACCTCACGTACAAGTCTTCCACGTTGCGCTTGTCCACACCTTGGCGCATCTTAAGGAACGCCGCATGGTACGATACAAGCTTGCCCACGTTATCGTCACCAATCTTACCGACCTTGCGGGTGAGATAACTTGCGGTGGGTTGAAGCGTTTTCTCTGGTTCGATGAACGTGACCTTCTCGCCAGTTGCGGCTTCCCGTTCACGCAGTTCCTTCATGGTTTCTGCGTACCCGTACTTCTCTATCCGTTGCTGTGCAAGTTTCTCTGAGCGTTTCTTGGATTGTTTCTGCCATCCGCTGTGCCTGTCACGCTCGTCATAGTCCGGGTGCTTTGCACGGTACACGGTCATCTTTACGAAGTTCTCAGTTGTACCGAACTCCTCGGCGATCTGTTTATAGGTCTTACCTTCTGCCTTGCACCGCTCAATGTCTTCTAACGTGATCTTCTTTGCCAAGCGATCACTCCTTTGCTTGCGGCTTTAGCGCATCCACTTGCGCCTGTTGGATGTCCGCATTGATTATCACGGAGTGGTTGTTGTACATGGCAAGTGGCAGTAAAGCGAAGAGTGCCAACCACCACTTGCTGAAGAACCAAGCGCACCAACCGAAGAGTGCGACCCCGGCGATCCCAAGCGCAACATCGAACACGGCGTACAGAATGTTCAGCACTAAAAGTTTCTTATCCATTGTTAATCCTCTTCCCAAAATGGTTTGTCCGGGCGGTTGTCTGGTACTGGTTCGCCCTTCTTCTGCCAACAGCGTTGCCGTCCGTAACTGCCTACACGCTTCGCTTCCTTGCACCGCTCCCAATCTGGCAGATTGTTGATTATCATGCCGATGTCCTTGGATTCGGCGAGGGTCGGTTCTTTGGGGAAGTCCGGGTTAGGACTCAGCGCACGATGGCACACCTCACGCACACACGTTAGTTCTCCGGGGTTTTTCCGCTCAAGGAATGTCATGATAGCACCCACCCGCCAATCGTCCTGTAGCGCATTCTCTTGCGCTTGGCGGTACTCTTTCAGCAGACTCTGTGCGGCGAAGTTTGGCATCTCCCCGGCTCGGTACAGTTCCCGTGCTTCTGCCCAACACTGCATGATATACGTGCGTATTTCATCTTCACGGCGGTAGATTTCGTACCCGTCAGAGTGGACTTCCACGGGGTAGAACCTACGGTTTCCGCTCTTGTCAACGAGGGGCGAGTAGTTGTTACTGGTTGCCACGATGATGCAACGCCGGGGGAACTCGGAGATGTTCTTATCCCACGGTTTCCTGTACGAATCAATCGCACGTGTGATGTACGCCTTGACAGCTTCCTGTTCCCGGCTCTTCGTCAGCGCAAGCATCTCGGACATCTCGCATATCCACTTGCCGCTCAGTTGTTCAATGGCGGGTTGCCCGTCCACGCTTGTGACCTCACCGTAGTAGTCATCGTTGATTGCGAGGAAGCGCACCAGTGTGGACTTGCCGCACCCCTGTGAACCCATAAGGATAGGCACATCGTCAAACTTCGTGCCGGGTGCGTAGAGTCGGTGGATGCCCCCGGCGAAGATGAGACGGGAAACCTCTTGCGTGTAGGGCGTATCTTCTGCCTTGCCCCACTCGGTGAGGAAGTGTCTGCACCTCGTCTTACCATCCCACACGATATCGTTCACGATGTTCTGAATTGGGTTGTACTTGCGGTTCTCAAACAGTATCCTCAGTGCGGCGTTGTGCTTATCCTTGGAGTACAGACCGAACGCTTCCTCAATGTAACTCATTGACCGTGCTTCGTCCGCATCGCTCCACCGGGTTATCACGCCGTCCTTGTGTATCTCTGCCCGTCCAAGCACTTCGTTGTACCATATCCCGGAGTACCTCTGGTCATTGTTCATGATCTTGAGGAAGTTTGGAATCGACACTTTCAGTTGCCCACTCTTACTTCGGTCTTCTGGTTGAAAGATGCTCCGCACCTCTGAGGTTGTTAGGTATTCAATACTTCGCTCACCTCGGTTCTTGCGCAAGGATGAGGTCTAACTTGTACCCCACCCTCGCACGTTCTTCTTTTGCCTTACACACCTTCTCGATATTCTCCTCGGAATCCCACGGTGTGTTCATGATGGTCTTGTCCAGTTTTATCCACTCGTCAAGTGCGGCGTGGTATCGCTCTTCCCACGCTTCCTTTTCCTTGCGTTTCCGTTCACGCTCTTCACGCAGTTGGTTTACTTTCTCGCTTGTTTCTGCGCTCAACGGAGCATGAAAGTCAACCCGGAGATGAAAGTCATCCCGTATCTTTTTCATGGCATCTGCTCTGGTGGGAAGTCTCAGCATCTCTTTAACCAGAGCAATTACATCTCCAGATTCATTGCACACGAAGCATCGGAAGCCCCGGTCTGTGAATGAGAAGTTGTAATCCTTGCCATCGTGGATAGGACATGGGCATCGTCTGTGGCGGGGTTGGATGTCCGGGCGGTAGTACCCAAGAGCATCCTCTATGGACACGGTATCACGGATGATCTCCGCTACATCTCCCGCACTTGCGGTCTGTTCTCGCTTGTAGTCTTCACTCCACGTACCCACAACCTACACCCCCATGATAGGGGTAGGTCTTTACGTACTTACATTTGCGGCACACCACCACGCACACAAACGCTCTACCACCTACCCCGTACTTCGCCCTAACGTGCGGTTCTGGGCATTCACGCACCGCTCCCGGTGTCCACATCTTGCCCGTCACATCGCATCGTATAGGGTCATAGTCACTCATATCTGTAGAAATCCTTTCCGTAGATTTCATTCACCATGTCGAAGACTTTGCCCATGCCCAAACCTTTCTTCGATGGTGTCCAGATTTGCTTTGGATTCCAGTTCTTCCACTCACCGTCATACTCCGGGGCAGTAGAATCATAGTGCGGGTTATCAACCCATTGCCCCCCCTGTATTGCGTACTCGTACTGGCGAGGGTGAGTCTCTGCGAGTGCTTGGAATCTTGTTTTGCCCTTCTCTAAGTGAAATCCGAACCCGCAGAAAATGCACCCGGTTCTCTGGCATCCTGTGCATTTAAGGTTGCAGTTCACGTTGCCCATCACATCCTTGGGCGGGTACTCGTCTTTGCCGTCCACGCTCACAATCTCACCGTACACATCGGCTATCTTGAGATCGTGCTTCACGATGTATGCGAGGATGTCTTGCTCTGTCCAGAACGAGAGCGGTTGACTTGTGGGGTTTGTGCTGTCGAATGCGTTGCACCCGTGCCGTATCCACGCTTGCTTTCGTACTCTGCTTTCCTCAGTGAGAGTTCCAAGTATCGGATAGAGTTTGTTGCTGTGCTGATACTTTTTTATTGGCAACTTCTTCATCTTGAAACAGCAGTAGTGCGATATCAAAATCGGCACATCTCGGCATAGCGGCAACCACTTTTCTTTGTTGAACTGCGACTTCGCTACCCCGGCTCGTCCGACTCTTCCGCTACCCCGGACATTCGTCCGCTGAGAACTGTCCGTCTGTTTCTCGCTGTGCTTGTCTGGATAAGTTTGTTCTTCGCCCGGACATTTCTCTGCGTTTGAACATAGTCTGTTTCCCCGCAATTCCGTGCGTTTGCGCTCGGCAGTTCTCTCTCTCTCTCTCTCTACATTAACAGTTTGTGAACGAATCCGTCTGGCATAGTAGATTGCTTCTGCAACCTCTTTACCAATGAGAGGGTATCCGTATACAGAAACCACTTCGTTGAACCTCATCTCTGGGTACACGATATCAACGTTCTGAATGCCCTTTACGTGCTTCTGAATCTCCGGGTACTCCAACCCTGTGTTAGAGAAAACCGCTCTCACGTTTGGGTATATCGAGCGCACAAGGTGAAGTAAAACCGTACTGTCTTTGCCACCGCTGAAGCTTACCACCACGTTCCCGTTGTAGTGCGTGTACCACTCAATGATTCTCGCCTGTGATATCTGTATCTTCCGTTCAAGCGGTAATGCCCTCAGTTCCTCAAGGCGTTTCGCATCGTGAACCGCATCCATCACAGCGAGTTAAACCAATCGTTGATGCTCTCTTCAAACATCCGCTTGGTGAAGTACCACGCCTGTTCCTGTGTGAACCCGGCGGCGTAGAACGAGGAGTACACCGTGAAGATGTCACGGGCGAGGGTCTTGCAAACATCGCTATGCTCCTCTTTCTTGATCTCTTCCTCAAGGTCTGCTTTCTTATTCAGCAGATGTTCCAGTTCAGATGCCATATATTCTCCTTTCAGTTTATAGTTTGCCATAGAGTAGCATTTCCTTTGCGGCGTAGTACAGGATGCCGCTGATTATCCGTCCTGTCTCTTCTGGTTTGCAGAACGTGATGGTCACGTTGAACCGCACCATCCATGACAGGAGACTTCCGATGAGGGACTTCGGTGAAACCTTGGAGCGGTAGTTGCCAAGGAAGATGTCACCCCACGTTGCGTTCTCGATGATGAGTACCACTTTCGTACCGAACGCTTTCGCACGTAAAAATTCCCGTTCAAACCGCTCACGCTCAGAAGTGAAGTTCCCGCATATCTCGTTAAGATCGTGCTTTCTCTCTACCACGATGTCCTTTTCCAGAGATAGGTCACCGATCTGCGCAGAGTAGTCACCCGTGTCAAGCTTGCGTGAGATGTGCTTCACCTTCTGCTTGTCAAAGTATTTCGTGATGTGGTCATTCACGTTCTCACGGGTGTCGCAGATGATAGTTAACTCCGACAGGGCATCTTTCAATTCTTTTTCTGACCAGTGCTTTGTCACGATGCGTACTCCCATTTGTATCCGCCCGCTTTGAAATGGGTTCTTGCTGAACGAGCAATGTTTCCACGGTGTATTCCTGTTATAGTTGCGGCTACCGTTATACTTGGGAAAAACTCACGCTCTCCACTTTCTAATGTTCTGTATACTGGCATTCTTTTCATAGAGTTTTCTAACTCAAGGTTCTTATCTGACGGAACTATTTGAATTGTTTCTCTGCTATATACGTTGCCGCCTTTTTCGTCCTTGTCTATTTGCCAATCATTTGGATGAGCAACAAGTTCTTCATAGTTTGGTAGGTGACTTATAAACTCCACATAGTTTGCGAAGTTTTGCAAATATGGTTCTACCGTCACACCACGCCCACCATATGAGTCATACCCGTGAAACTTTGGTTCATAGCACCGCCTTAACATATTCATCCAACGAAAGTATAAAGGATGAGATGCTATGCTACCGTTGTAGTCTCCACGAACTCCATATTTTGTTGGGCGCATAATCAAAGTTCAAAGGGCAACTCGTCAGAATCGACCTCATCGTCCAGTTTCGTGACGGTCACCTTCGTAGGTTTCTCGCCCTCAAACGGGGGAAGGTCAGATGCCTTTACCGCATCAATCCACCACTTCAGCGTGAGGTATCCCTTGTCATCCTCACCGAAGTTTCCCGCACCTTCTGCGCCGACCCACTCCACGAAGTTGAAGTTGCCGTCACCGATCTCCGGGAACGCATCAAAGAACTGCGTTGCGTTGCGGTTGAACTTCTCGTTCTTGACCAACCACGTTGTCACGGTGAATCTGCACCCGGACGGGCGAACCTTGATCTCGATCATCGGATTTCCGCTCTTGGAAACCTTCTCTTCCACTCCCGTGATGACACAGCGCAACCGTCCCGTGATGTTGCTCTGCTTCTCACGCCCTTCTCTCTGATAGTTCCAATCCATCAGTTCACGCTCCATTTCTCTATCAATTTCTCTATCAAGTCGTGTTGTTCGCAAAAGTTTAGGAACTGCTTAATCGTTGGTTCAATCGGCGGTACGATATCGCTCGGATACTTATCTCGGTACACCCACTTCCCGTCCGAAACAATGTACGTGAAGTCCTTTGCTTCTGGAACGAGCGAGAGGTACATACTCGTTTGCGTGGTGTATTCCCAGTAGTATTTGTTGAGGTTGTACCTCTTCGTGAATTTGCAATCCCAAATATGCCCTTCACGCAGATAGTCCAGAACCCCGTGCAAGAGTATCTTCTGCCCGTCCACCTCGGTGTCACGGTAGAGGTTGACTTGTTGCGCCGCACCCCAAAGTTCCTGTGCCATCTCGGTTATCGGCTTGTACCATTCGTGGTCTTCCGGGATAGTCTCCCCATCCAGTACATGGTTCAGCACCGACTCAAATCTCTGCCCATCAAGCATCGCTTCGGTCACTGGTATCTTCTCTCGGTTGAGGGTGAGTAAGAACTTCTCCCACCCATCCTCAACTTTGAACGAGTACAACCACTGGTCGAGGAGACTCTTGGTGATCCGTATTTTAGCTTTCGTGAACACGATACACGTAGGCTTTCTTGTTCTTGTCGAACACAATCCCCAGTTCCTCGCAACGCTTGCTCAACAGGGCAAGGGCTTCCTTTTTGGAAGTCAGCGCATGGTCAAGCCGCTTAATACCATCGGCGGTTTCAGCAACCTGCTCCGGGGAGTTAACCGCTTCGACCATCTCTCTGGCATACTGCATGGCTTCCTCATACTTTTTCTTCTGAGGAGCAACCGTGGCATTCTCTGCGGCGAGGTTGGAACGGGCTTTCGCAAACAGACGAGCGAGGAAATCGTTCTTGTCTCCATCTTTAAGTTCCGGGACTTCAATGAGTCCGCTGATCCCAAAGGAAGACTTCGCAGAGTACTGCTCGGTCGGCGTGAAACCAAGATACCGCTGACCGTTGTTGATGAAGAGACGGGCGGCGAGGTCGGCACTCTGCCAAACCGTGTTCTTTGCCGCACCTTCGACCACGATGCTATAGAACGTTCCGTCATCACCGTTCTTCTCGGCGTTCTCATGGAAGATGTAGACCACGTTGAAGTTCTGACGGAGTTGCCGGGTGAAGTCATTCCACAGGGTCTTGACAAACCCATAGCCTTGGAGCGAGATGCCACCCATCGCTTTTGCGCCGCCCTTGAAATCGCCGGGGTGGTCGATCACATACTGCTTCAGCATCTCGACCAGTGCGCCGCCAGTGTCGATGACAATGGTCTTGTACTTGCCCTTGGCATACTCCACATCAGCTTTGACCTCATCGAAGGTCTTGCACACGGAAGTGTCCTTCCCGGCACGATGCTCTGGCTTGACACGGTGTGCGCCCATGTCGAGGTTAATCAGCAGAGAGTCTTCTGCGGAATAGCCAAGAGTGGTCTTGCCTGTACCGGGTGCGCCGAACAAAAGAAACGTGAGAAAAATGTACTCTACATGGAAATTGTCTGAATCAAAAATTGGCATAAATTGTCTCCTTATATTATTTCTAACAGTTTTTCTCTTTTGTGTGGGTATGGAATGTAATCAATTTTCCTGTATGGGATTTGAAAATTTTTAAGTTTTATTTTTTCAAACTCCTCTTCAGAAATGCTTGGGTTGATAAGTTTGAAACTAAGGTTGTAAAGAGTGGTGTTTGGAATTTGCAAATTTAGAATTTGGATTTTTTGCATTAATGCATCAATAATAAACTTTGCTTCAAATATTTCCGCTTCGCTTTTTGTTAATCCAGTTTTAATAACAAGCATTCCGATTGACTCTTTACCATATTTTTCGGCAACTTTTCCCCAAACATCTCCCGGCATTGAAAGATGCTGTTTGTACCTTCTCATTGGGTTGTTTGTTCGCCCAACGTACAAATATTGTTTTTTGTTGCACCACATAACGTATATGCAGTTGTCTTTTGTATCACTCATATGTGGTATTTCCTTGCTAACTTCCTAACCTCAGAATCAAATTCAGCAGGTGGTAAGTCCATAGGGATCTTCGCCTTCGCTTCATGGTATCTGCGGTATCTTTCCGCATCCGCTCTTGCGGAAGGGTTGAACCGGGTCTTGTATTTCTTACACATCGCTAACACCCTCAACCATCTTGACCAGTTCGACCAAGTCACGGAAATTTTTAGGGTTCAGCTTGGTTCGCTTGTAAACGGAATCCAACCTGCGGGATAGGGTTTCGATATGTACACCCAGTGCTTCGGATGCAGGTTTCAATCTCATGTTTGCATCAGCGAATGCTAGGATGGCGGCTGAGTCTTTTGAGATCAGCGCACCAAGAAGTGCATTCATATTTTCCTCACCTCTTTCGGTTTCATTTTGTCAGTGATCTTGATGTGTTCACGAATCTTATTCGGTGGTATGTCAGTGAACGAAGCAAGCAGTTGTTCAAACCACGGGCTGAAGAAGAATTCTAACAGTTCAGACCTCTTGATGCGGCTACCGCTGAACGTGATGTTATCTAGATTTCCGTATTCAAGAAACTTCCAATCTTCAATGGCACGTTCGATAATCGCTTCGGCAAGGTTCTCCGCATCTTGGTCATCGATCTCTAGGTAATCGGCTTTTACAAACAAGTCTCTCGTTTGACCGCCGCTGAATGCCGCTCTGCTAAACAGTGGGCATTCCTTTACCAGATAACTATCAAACGGATGATAGCCACCAACGGTGGTGGGTATCGCCGTCCACCCTTTAACCGGGGTGAAATCATTTGCCCATGAACAGACCTCTGGCTTGGTGCAATTTCTGCAATCCCAACAAAGACTAGTCTCCATGCCGCACCTCAAAGTAGGAATCTACCCATGATTTTACTGGCGGTTCTAACGGGGTAGATGCGTTGATTGCTTCGTCACGGTATGCTTTGCAGAGACATATCATCACTGCTATCACGCCAAGGCATACCGCTACCGCACATCCAAGAATCACGGTCAATAGAATCAGATTCAACTTACCACTTCCCCTCTGCCATCCAGTTAAGGATGTCCCAGATGAGCATTGCGCCCATCACCATGAGTGCAAACAGGGAGAGGTATTCGTTCTTTGCCGCAAGGAGTGCGACAGGTATCAGATACTTCTTCATCCTACTCTCACCTCTAGGTTTCCGTTCACGTTGGGAACAAAGTTGATGTCAATCCCAAAGTGTTTGCATATCTTGTTCCGGGGGTCTGCACCCCACGACCACGGAGATTGGCACACCATTCTCCTCATGCTTGCATACGGTACTTCTGCAATCCTTGCCATCTCTTCCAGAGTCAACCCGTACACACGTTGCCGCTCCAGAATGATCGCCCATAGCCAATCCACGGGCGGGGCGGTTGCCGTATTGAACTTTTTCTTTCTGCTCGGCATTCCTTTCTTCCTTTCTGTCTAAATTTTGGGACACTATCTGTGGTAGAATTAAGTGTGGATCACATTCCCCCTTAATTAATTTAGCCCACACTTAAAATTGTTATTGACAATGCGGTTACAAAATGTTACTATGTGTTTGCCACAACTACAAAGTTCACATTTAGTCCGCATTAAGTGGGGGCTTGCGCTTGCTTTATGATTTAAAACCGTAGTTAATATATCAAAAGCAACTTAATTTGTCAAGCCCCTTTTAAACAAATTATTTAAAATTTTAAGAGGGTGTTTAAATGGACGGGAAAACGTTAACCAAAATGATTGACGAAGCACTGGAAGAACGTGGGATGAGCCAAGGAGAATTCTGCGCCGCCATCGGTATTTCCTCTGCCGCAATGTCCGCATGGCGCAAGGGGTCTATGCCAAAACCAGACCGCATCGCACAGATTGAAGACTATCTGGGAATAAAATTCGCCGATTCAGATCCCCGTGAAGAATTGCGGGAAGACCTTAAAGTCTTGCTCCGCAGTGCAAAGGATTTGCCGCCGTCCTCGGTCTATGCCCTTGTTGCGCAGATTGAGAGAGAGAAAGAAAATGCTACTTGAGAACTTCGATTACTTTATCTATTACAAGGAACTTCCACAAGGAATTTACGCCTGTGTGATGACTAACCCGGACGGGACTTACACAATCTGGCTTGACCCACGCAGGTCTTACCATCAACTCCGTGCGGACTTTGACCATGAGATGCGCCACATCATCCGGGGAGACTTCTACAACGGTCTGCCCATTCAGAGGATAGAAGCATCATGAAATGCAAGAAGTGCAAACGGGAGATCGTAGAAAACTCCATGTACTGCAACTGGTGCGGCACGAAGCAGATCACGGAAAACCTTGAGGTTAAAGTGCCGCCACCTATCCACCGGGGGAAGAAGTGGTACAACCAAGTGATGATAGAGGGCGAACGTGCATACATCACTGCGAACAGCGAAAAGGAATACTACGCAAAGGCGATGGCGTTTAAGTCCAACCTTCTGGAGACAAAAAAATCCGCACCGAAGGGAAAGCCCCTCGGCACGGTAATTGACAATTATATAGAAGATCACGCCAACCTCATTTCCCCGTCCACGCTGAACCAGTATAATTCCTACCGCCGAACTAGGTTTAAGAATTACATGGACGAGGATGTAACGCAGATAAACTGGCAAGCAATGCTGAACGAGGAAGCCGCAAACTATTCACCGAAGACAGTTATCAATGCGTGGAGTCTGGTGTCTCTTTCCATTGAATATGCGGGATATCAAAAACCTAAAATAAAACTACCCAAAAAGAGAAAATCACAGCGCAGGTGGTTGGACTATGAGCAAATCCAAGAGTTCCTCAAAGCGGTACACGGTAAACCATACGAACTTGGCGCATTGCTTGCGCTGAACGGTCTGCGGCGGTCAGAAATATTATACCTTACTTCTGACGATGTTGATACAGAAAACGGTCTGATCCATATACACGGCGCACGGGTAGTCGGTGACAACAACATCCCGGTAGATAAGGAATACAACAAAACATCAGCTTCCACCCGTACCGTCCACATCGTGATCCCCAGATTAAAAGACCTATTAACCAACTGTGAAGGTAGGTTAGTAACCACCAACCCTACCACGTTGTACGGGAGTATCAATGACCTGTGCGAAAAGGTTGGAATTCCCACCGTGGGAGTACACGGATTGCGCCACAGTTACTGCTCACTGGCAAGGCATCTGCACTGGGATGAAATGACCGTGATGCGTGAAGGTGGATGGGATAACTCCGCTGTTGTGCATGACATCTACACCCACCTTGCGGCACAGGATGCCAACGCAGATGTGGAGCGGATGAAGGAATTTTACAAAAATTACTGAAAAATTACTGAAGATATTTTCACGTAACTTTTTAACGGCAAAAGTGGCGTTTGAAATCACAAATTGTGATATCGATGAACTTTTTAAAGGGCAAACATGGGTTCAAATCCCGTACGGGTCACCAAATATAATGCCCTAGAAGTGATGAACTTCTAGGGTTTTTCTCTATTTTTGATAACTTTTTGAGGAATTGTATACATGCACTAGTAAATTTTCAGTAACAAAATTGCGGTCTGAAAAACACTTTAGCGGTATCTGTAACACCTTTTTACTGAAAAATTACTGAAACTTCATGCCCAGTTTTTCCCACAACCAGTGGTCGATTTCGCCTGTTGCTTCGCCACCGTAGAACCGTCTTGCACGGTTAACAGCCGCTTGGGTCTTTGCCCCAAAGTACCCGTCAGCTTTCCCACAATCGAAGTGGTAGCAGTTGAGAAGTGCCTGTGCCGCTTTACACGCTTCATAGTAATCGTCTGGGGCATACTTCAGCAGAGGGGGAGTCCATTCGTGGTTTTCCTTGCTGACGGTAACGGGTTTGCCCTCTTCCTCTTTCGGCTCGTCTTTAGCCCACTCGGAACTATTAACGGTCTGTCCATTCTCAATAACCACCCACGGTTTATCTGCTTCAGATTGTGCCAGTTCCCATTTGGGTCTACCGTACCCGGCAATAACCTTATTGCCGATGTTATACTGTCTTCTTCCAACAGAGTCAGAAGTATTGCCCTCAATAGTTGTGACGGTATCACCGTTCACCTGCTCGACTATACCCGTGTGACTATACTCCCCGGCTGAGTAGGAGAAGAAAATTTGATCTCCAATCTGCGGAGCATTGGTATGCCATCTACCTGCGGACTTGTAATACTGTGCGGAGTACAAACAACCTGCACCGCACGAACCTGTGGGTTGGCAGATCATCTCCCGTCCAAGGGGGTCACCGAACGCTTTGAAGAACAGCCAATCTATGAATACATCGCACCAAGCATACCCGTTCTTTCCACCGTTGTACCAGTTTGTGCGGTCAAGATCGTATGCATACTTAGTCCAGTTCGCTCCACCGCTATTTGCGGTAGGATCATCTAGGTTTGCATTCGATGCCTTTTCATGGTATCCGATCTCAGCCCGTGCGAGGTCTAGGACTTTCTGTTTTGCTTCAGCTATTGTCATGGTCTTCACCCTCTAGCAGTTCGTTAACGAACACATCAAGTTCATCTTGAGTCATTTTTTACCCACCTTATCCAAGTGGCGGTATGCCGATATCTGTACCGATATCACGAACAAGAAAAGCACCTGCCTTATTGGTAGTAGAACCGTAATTTCGATAAGAAAACCGAATGTATCTAATTGAAGTGTTCGTAAGATTATAAACGAGATAGTTCATATATTGACCATCCGGGGTTTGATATGAAATCTCTGCGGTTTGCCTTGTCGGAGATGCGGATGCTTTGTTGCTGTCATAAAATCCAACACCAAGCCAAGGAGATGTTTCATCTGTAATCGTTACAAAAAGAAAAACTCTGTTTGAACCTGATCCTACATCAATATAGTCTGAATAGATTTCTTTTCTTGTTGCATCTGGTGAGTTAATTGAGCCGTTCGATTGAACATACCCGGCTGCCCATGTTGTGCCAATAAGCAGATTTGGATTTTCACCACCACCGCCTCCAAGCATAATCGGACTTCCAATAATGCTCATGGTTTATTCACCTACTTCATGCCTGTAGCTTTCGTGTTTCATGCAAAAACCGTTCTCATTCAGAAGTGCCGCAGAATGAACGCTGACAGTAGATTTTGCAGCATATGCAAGAACAGAATGGTATTTGCTCTCTGCGTCATTAATATTGTCATAAGTCCAGACATTCCCACCAACAACGCCATTCTGCATTTCAATAACTGTAAACATCATAGTTGTTCCTCCTTATCATGCAGTCTCATAGTATGTGACCTGAATAGTAATATCTGCCGTAGTTGCCGCTCCGATTGCATAGAGCGTGAGCGTTCCAGATGTGTTAGAAATGAACATTGCTGTCACACCATCGGAAATTAACTGTGCCATTGCCGTTGCATCCATCTGCAAATCCACTTTTGTGTTTGATGTTATGGTTGCACCAGTAATTGTGATTGTCTGAGTATAAGGATTAGAACCACTCCAGTTTGCATAGGCAATCGTAATTGATGCTGTTTTTATCGGAGTCTGATAATCTATTTCTGCTGTTAGCGGAGTCTGGTAGTCCGTTCCAGCAGTTGCGGCGGTTACTGCCGTTCCGCTTCCCTTAAGAATCCCAACTGCGGTTATGCTATCCTGTTTTGCCGTATCAGACGGATGCACATGGTCTGATCTTGAATAAGATGTTGCAGACCCCTGTGATGCAGTTCCATCCATTTCTGGTGTACCAGAAGTAGGAACATTAAGCGGATGCACATGGTCAAATAGTGCATATTCCGATGCAGAGCCAATAGCACCAGTTCCGTCCTTTGACGGAGTTCCACTCGTTGCCTTGTTAAGAGGATGCTGATGGTCTTCTCTGGAATATGATGTTGCAGTACCGACAACACCGTTACCAGAATCAACAAGCGGTGTGGCAGTACCGGGAGAACCTTGCCCGTCAACAGCTTGATACGCAACCGCATACCATACAAGCGGATCACCCGTGTTGAACTCAAGGGTGGTTCGTGTCCACAAAAACTTACCTTGCGTAATAGTCGGAACGGTGTCTGACCATGCCCCGGTTGGAATTACAGTTCCAGAGTCACCCTGTTGGTAAACAGTTTCTTCATCCGTTACAGTTGCCGGGTCACCTGTGTCACCCTTTTCCCCTCTACCAACAATTCCAATGTTAACCCACGTTCCGTTGTAATAAAGGTATGCGAAGTATTCTTCATCCGAACCAACAAGGTATGTATCATAGTTGCTTGCGGTTTCCGGGAGATCACCAACCGTTGCAACAACACCAGTAATTGTCAACCCTCGTCCAGAGATGTTAACTGTTTGCGGATTCGGTAGGTCACCGTTGTTCGTCCATGACAGGTTTCCAACATCATCTACATGAGGAGTGTAGTGCGCTCCGACTAAACCTTGCCATATTTTGAACTCGTTTTGATTATCTTCATAAATAATGAAGCTGTCACACATATTACCCATATGACCACCTCATTATGCGCTCGGTGTAACAGGGAGCGTTACATCGTCAAGCGCAGGTCTGACATCAATAGCCCATACCGCGCTTCCGGGTGCGTTGTACTGTTCCTTATAGCACCGAATCTGAATAAAGCATTTCTTCCCGCAGGTAAATAGTTTGGTTTCATCTTGATCCAACTGGACAATAATCTTATTGCCCTCATCAAACGTTACCTGCGTTTCGTCTTTTTCGATCAAGTTTTCCCCGTCTTGCTGAAACGTGACGAGGATAGCAGAGTACTCCTCCGGGTCTATTGGTGCTTGAATTGTAGCTGTGTAGCTACAAGCCCTTATCATAGCCATTGTTATTAACCACCCCTATCAACGCTCAACGAGCGGGAATGTTACGTTCGTCCAGTATTCGTATGGTTCTGGTGCTTCATCGTGGCAGATGTACCATTCGTCTGGCGGTATGAACTCACGCTTGAATAGGAAAGTTGCCGGGTTGTTGTTTGCATACATGGTCTTTGTTACAACACCGTACATAGGGTCATCATATGTTACATGAACGAACTCAGGGAGCAGCAGGTTCAGCAGCGTGTGGAGTTCGTCATTCTTAAGAGGACGGCAGGTAATGTCGAGTCTGATCTTTGTGGCAACGCGGTCGCGGATCATCAAGCCACTTATTGACCTGCCCGCATTGACACCATCGATGTCTGCCCGTGTCCACTTAACTCCTTGGTGCGCGATATAGTCCGTAATATCGACACCATCAATTTTTATTCCAGTATCTACTAACATATCGCACCACCTTTAGTAGTAAATAAGGATGCAACCATCCCCGCCATCTCCACCTTTGCCGCCATAACCGCCAGAACCGCCAGTTCCTTGTATGAACCCTTTATAGTTCACAGTAAGTCCACCTGCGCCCCCGCCGCCGCCGCCATAGCCGCCAAGTCCACCGTCTCCATATCCGCCATCATCCCACGGCAAAAACCCAGTTTGTTTAATCTGAAGCATTGTTGGTGTCGCAACACTTGCATTTACACCATTTGCACCTGTGCCACCTATCCCGGCAGTACCGCCCCATGCTTCCCCGCCATATGCATTTCCACCGTTTCCACCGACAATCCCAACAGAACTACCACCACCACCACCACCGTCTACTCTTCCTGTCACATATTGAGTATCAGAAATATGCTGAATTCCAGTTGCTCTTGCTCCGGGATAACCTGCTTGCATATATTCTCTCAATTCGTATGTTGGTGGAGTTGTGCTTGTGTCAAAAAGATATGTCTGCATCACATTATATTCTGGGAAAATATCATTTGGTAGACCACCGTTCCCACCAAAAGAATAACTCCAAAATCTGCTTCCAGTTTTGCTGTCATAATGACTTATTCCATACTGCATCCCAGTAATGAAATTAACAACACCGTTCACGTTTCTGCTTCCGTTTTCACTTGAATATGTTGTTTCGCCATCTGTCAGCGTTGTATCCGTTCCGTCACTTCCCGGATTTCTATTAACATTATAACAAATAGCCCCGCCTTGACCACCTGTTCCACAATTAAAATATAGAACATTGTCCGGGTTTTCTATTTCAAAAGTAAGAATTTTGCCGCCAACACCACCTCTACCGGGCGCGCCAGCAGCCCCGGCAGATGCCGTCTCTCCATTACCACCTGCTTGCCCACTTGTGCCGCCTGTTCCACCACCAACTAAAGATACCATAATCTTTGGCACATCTTTTTGGTAAACACTTGCGGGAACTGTCCAACCGCCAGACCCATGCAACAGGACAGACCTTGTGTATTCAGTACCAGATGGGAGTTCAGGGTTATATCCAGTAATGATTTTGCAATTCGCTTTTACAATCCCAGAATATGTTTCTGTCATTTGCGTAATAAATCCAGATACTCTTTCTCCAAACGCATTAACAACAGAAACATGGTTTCCTGTTCGTTCGCTGCTTCTTACAATAGCAGTATCAACCTCAGTTTCCACAGACAAATAATATGTCTTTAGCTTGTCAAGAATATAGGCTGAATCTGCCATTGTAACCAATGTGCATCCCTTGATTGAAACGGTATCTGCGCTATTGGCATCAATGATTTCGCTGATTACTGTTGTAGAATGAACAGACGGGTAGCCGCTGATATATCCCATTCCAGACACAATAGCCGCATTGCAATTATTGTATATGATGGTTAATCCAGTTGGTTGTACTTCTCGAAGCACAGGAACATCTGTATTATAAACAGCTATATAGGATTTCGATTGCTCAGTTGTGTATCTGTTTTCAAACAGGACTTTGATCTCTTGGTTTCCATCATCCGTATATGTGTGTTCCTCAACTTCTATTTTCCCAACGCTCGGAAGAAACTTCACATCACTATTCTCATATGTGTCTTCTTCCGGGATTGGAATTGGGTCTGTATCATAAACGAGTGTAAACCGTATGATGCCGCCAGATGTGCGCTTCATCGAAATCCCTTTTGCAAAAAGAACTTGGTGAAGTGCTTCTCGCTTTGATACTACTTTTATCCAACCATACACGGGAAGGTCTGGAACTCCGGGGTCATACTGAATCAAGTCTAGAACATCGGAGTGGTCTGTGGTGGTGGGGTCGAGTCCGTTTGTTTGGATAATCGACTCCACCACATCTTGGAAGTTTTCCCCGGTGTAATATCCACCATAGAATATCTCACTCTCCAAGATACCAAAGAAACTGGTCATTTCCAGTTTGTACTGGTCTCTTTTAAGCCTAGTCACCTTAGACAGATAGAATACATCCTGAAGAGCAGCATCCCTGTAGATACTAATCTGCGTTCCGTAACTTAGCCCGTCCAGATCATCGGTCTCGCTGAACACAGTAGCTTCGCAAACATCACTCGACATCTGGTCAAGCATAAGGGAATTTGAGCGCGTTACCGTAAGAGACAGAATGTCATTCCCGGTAATGGTATATTCGTCATCACCAATAACAATGTAGTTCTCTGCCATACTCAAATTCCTCAACCGTTAGCAAGGTACGAAACGCCATGCTCTCTCTGGACGGCATTCTGATCGTTGTATATCGCACGGGCAAACTCTCTGCCGTTCAGATTGAACACAAACTCGGTCTGTTTGCCGCCGCTGCTGTTTGCGCCGCCAACCGTCATCATTGCTTCAATTACACCTTGCTTGATTCCTTCAACGATTTCAGCATTGTTGGCAACCGCCGTCTTCCCATTGGAGAACTGACCAACCATTTCACCGTGGTTTGCAAAGAAGAGTCCGTCTTCCGGGAATCCACCGCTTGCGAAACTTGGAAAGTGCGCGCCAATGCCGCCACCACCGCCGCCAGTTGCGCTGAACAAAGAACCAACTGCGCTGATTGCGTTTCTTACGGCACTAATAATCCGCTGAACAAAACCGATAATCTGCTGAACTATGCTCTGAATAACCTGCGCAATACCGCGGAAGATGCTCACAATACCGTTCCACGCGCGTTTCCAATCACCAGAAAACGCACCGTTAAGGAAATCGGAAAGACCTTTGAAAATGTTTTTAACACCCTCAATAAACAGTTTGCAATCATTAAGAATATTTTGGAAACGCTCTTGAAAAACAGCTTTTACTTTATCTAGTGCGCCCCTCACCTTTTCGGAAATTGCATCCCAGTTAAGCGCAACAACGCTCCCAAGAGCAAGACCACCCGCGATCATAAGTCCAATTCCAAGCGGCAACGCAGCACCAGACAATGCGAGAATAAGACCGATTGCAAGAAGTGCGCCGCCCGCTATAGCGGTAATGGTTTGCAGCTTCGCGCCTATAGTATCACCAAGAAGATCCCAATTTAGCGCAGCTGCCGCAGCCAGAGAAGCAGCACCCGCAATAATCAACCCAATGCCAAGAGGAACTGCTGCACTCGAAAGAGCGAGTATCAAGCCTAGCGCAATCAAAGCACCACCCGCAGCCAGAAGAATATCTGACAATACCGTCTTAATATCATGCGGGAGAACTTTCCAATCTATCATTGCTGCTGTTGCCAATGAAGCAGCACCCGCTGCGACAAGACCAAGCCCAAGCGCGGAAAACGTTGGACACGCTAAAAGCAGAACTACACCAATAGCAAGCAACGCGCCGCCAACAATAAGTAATATCGCGGACAAAGCCCTAGCAACCTGCTGATTGACAGTAGACCAATCTTCCTTGAGCGCGTGAATAATACCCATTGCGCCAAGAGCAATAAGAGCCAAGCCAAGCGGAATGTTTGCCCCGGTTAATGTGAGAAGAAGACCAAGAGCAAGCGCGAAGCCCGCAGCCGCCATTTCAATAGCAGCCAAGCTGTCATGAATCTTCATTGCCCAATCGTCAAGGGGTGTGTCCTCAAAACTAAACGGGCTTGCTCCACCACCAGAACCACCACCCCCGGTATCGCCGGGTGCTTCAAGCTTGTTGATCTCGTCAAAACCCATCAATTGGTTCTTCCATTCTTTGGCGGCTTTTGCTCCACCTGCCATCGAATCAGCGAGACCCGCAGCATTTGCTTGCGCTTTAATATAAGTTCTTCCAGTAAAAGCAGAAAACAGTTGCGACATGGCATCTGCCAATCGCGTAATCAAATTAAGGATCGCAATAATGATCGGAGCAACTGCTGCGTATAACGCGATAAATGCAGACCCTACCTGCCCCTTCATTGTATTGGCAGACATTTTTACATTGTCTATTGCTTGGGCAAATCTATGCCCCTCGCCCGCTATTCCTTGGCTGAACTCATATGCAGCTTTCATGCCCTCTGAAAGAGCATCGGTAATTCCCTTAATAATGCTTCGGATAAACCGATAAAACGCTATTCTTTTTAGGGAAGAAACGAAGTTATCTAGCGGGCTTTTAGCTTTCTTCGTTTCAGTTGCAAGAGAACGGACAGAACTAGTTACCTTTCTGATCTCCGCAGCCGCCGAAGATGCTTTATACCTTACTTCTATTTCAAGTGATTCTAATGTATCTGCCATTTAATCACCCTTTGATTTCTTACGTTTCCGTTGTTTCCGCATAATCTCTCTCATTGCAGCTTCCATCTTTGCGTTTTCTTGCGCTTCCTTGATTTTCTTTTCGCGCTCGGTAAGCGGGAAGATGTCAATCGGATTTTCGAGATATGCCTGTCTCTTTGAACCGGGCTTTGAAAATGCGTTTGACAAGCACACAGCAACGGCATCATAAAAATAGAAGCCCTGCAACCATGCCTGTTCATTTTCAACCTGCCGCTTCAAACGAAACGCTTTGCGGAAAGAAACGGCTAAATAAGGAGACTCATCCCAGAATTGCTCATAGGTCATGCCCATGACATAATATTGTGGGAAAGTCTCCTCAAAAACTTCTTCAAATGTTTGCGGGAGTTCCTCTTCGTCTATTAGAACTTGACCGCCATCTTGCGAGGGTTTGTACCTTCTACCTCGCTTGCAACGAGACTCTGGAACGGTGCGGCATACAGTTTGCCGATATAACCCATTTCCTCGTCATTAAGACCGCCCAGACCGTCAAACAGGATGGAATCCGTCTGTTCCTTGGTCATATGCGGGTGATGCATGAGAAACGCGCCCCAGAAAAGCAGGGGGATCATCGTCATGCTTTTGGACTCAAGGCAGTTCACATCGAACCCTGCCTGTTCCGTTTTGACAACCGTTCTGCGGCTGAACTCCAACGTGTACTCTTTCCCGGACTCAGGATCGGTAATAACCATCGGTTTTACCTTTTCGATTTTCTCGCTCATGCTCTATCTCCTTATTAATTTGGGGCGGTTAGATGACCGCCCCGTTTATTATGCCGAAGTAATGGATGCCGCTGCAAACAGGTAGTCACCTTGCGGGGCGAGGTTAAGGTTGTTTTCAAGAACCGCATCAACATCTGCGCCACCGAAGCCCAGAGTGAGAGGTTCAGCCGGGAAGTAAAAACTGTCGAGTCCAGAACCTTCTTGGTAGGCGATCTCAAACCACATACCAAGGTCGGACTCCTGTGCGGTAGCATACGCCGCTACGCACTGAGTCCACGCAGTGCGGAACTCTTCGTAATCGTTGACCGTAAGCTGAATTGCGCCGCCGCTATCGTCAAGACCACGAATATAGGTGTGGTTCTTCGTGGCACTCAACGGGGTGGATTGCAACATATTGGGGTCATTAAATATCGCCGGGATTGCTTTTACGCCGGGAATAGTGACATAATTGAGCGTTGGACGAACCCCTTTGGTTTGCTCACAGCAATATTTCACAAGCATCCCGGCGGTCGATACAGCATTCGCCATTGTGCATTTCTCCTTATATTAAGCTGATACTATTGGCATTTCGTCCCCGCCGCCAATCACACGGCGAAATCTGCCAATTAATGTAAACGTATCTCCGTTATCGATATTTGTCTCAGAAAACTCACGATAATAGAGATCACTCATTGCCTGTCTGGCAATATCAAAAATATTGTATGCTTCTGTTGCCGCTGTGTTAGCTTTTGCGCTTACAACCTGTATCTCAAAGACGGACTCCCACTGTACATCCTTAAAGTCAATTTGGGTGTACTGCTGTGGTCTATTCCTGTCTATTTCATGGATGTAGCAAGCCGGGAACGAGGACGGTTTCGCAACCAACCTGCTTGTGCAGTAGATGGATGGGAACTCCGAACGAAGAGCGGTTACTACATGGGTGTAAACAGCATTACGTGAATATTTCATTTTTCGCTAAACACCTCTTCAATAACTCTCTTCATATTCTCCCTTATTGCTTTACCTGCATAGTACATCGGCATATACACGGGAGTCGATGACATGATCTCGCCATGCCAGAACCAGTATTCATTGGTCGAGTAGATTTGCGAATGCTGTTCCGACCAAGACCCCGGATACACAGGAACGCTAGTCGGCGGCAACCCGTCACCGTAGAACATACCTGCGGCATTACCAGTACCGAACTCTATGAAATAAACATCCTGTCCTTGAGCGAAGACCTTATATCCGTTCCCGGTTTCAAGCGGCAACACCATTGCAGTAGTCCCACTATTCCCAGTTTCGGCAGAGTCTGCTCTTGCTTCGGCGTAGTGCAGGTTTGCCGCATCCGCACCGATTTGAGCAAGGCGTTTACACACCTCGTCCAGTTTCGGTATCAGTTTCTTTTCATATCGTTCCAGTGCTTTCAGCACCCTGTCGCAACCGTCAATTGTGACTTCAAATGTTTCGGTACTCATGCCGATGTAACAGGTTCTTCAGTGTTTTCCACTTCCACAAGGGCAAGCACTACTTGGTTGATTGTACGTGCTACACCGACTACACGATAATCAAACGGTTCAGTGTCCGGGTTTCTCTCAATCCAGAAAACCATTTCCTTGTTGAAATCGGTTTCCAGATCTTCCGTGACTACTGTGCGTGAGTAATCGGAAGTGAACCCAAACAAAGCGATGTCCGCTTGACCTCGACCGCCAGATACATTCATGAGCGTTTTAACGGGCGTTGTGTAATTCACCGCATACTCGCCAGTGTAATTACCGTACTCGTCCGTTAGTTCCTGTACACCGTTGTAAGAAGCATACGATACCGGGCGTTTGTTCCTCTTGAGCGTTCTCAAGTGACAGCACCTACCCTCACAAACGGAAGCACGTTATTGTGAATGTAATCGAGCATATCAACGTAAGCAAAGTGACGGTGAACACCATTTTCGATAGACACTTGTTGACCTTCTGCCCCGGCATGAGTCCACCCAGCAACCACGGCGTAAATCTGCACGGTTTCGTACTTTTCTGGTACGCCGTCAGCATCGTCCGGGACTCCACCAACCAGATGGTACATCCACGAAAGGATCTCGTTTTCAGACAGCTTGATGTAGGCGTTCAGAGTGTCATCGCTCGGCAGGTATCCGCTTCCGTCTTCAAGCAGAATTTTAATTGTTGCGAGTTTCTGAGCATCGGTCATAATAGATCATCCTTAAGATAGGGAGAGAGGAACTTCCCCTCTCCCTTGGTTTTTAATTAGGCAGAGACAACAGTGGGGGCGTTGACATAGATGCCGTTCGCCTTCTGGTGCTTTACCCACACACCGTGATATTCACGGAAGTCATACTGCCATGCATCGGCTTCCTGTACCACTTCCGGGCTGAAGATGCGGGGATTCGCAAGCTTCATGACCTGCATGATTGCAGACGGGTGGATGATGAGGAAGTTAATGGTGCTACCTGCGGCGGTATAACCACCCGCACCATCGTGGGCAGTGGGCTGTCCAAGAGTGCAGACAGTGTTGAAACGCCCGGACGGGACGGTGATGACTCTCATGTCATTGTACATTTCCACGTTGTAGTCGATGCCGTTTTCACCGTTGTAGGTGTAGCGGGTGATACCCGCTTTCAGATAACGATACATCGTGGGGTTGACGAACAGGATGCGACCTTCGTACGGAACTTCGGCATCGTCCAGTTTCTCAGTGCCAAGGTCAATAGCGGCAACAGCACCAGAACCAGTGGAGATGTTCTCGGCGGTCTTCATGCTGTCTGCCGCACCTTTGGCGTAGGCGGCAAATCTCACGCAATCGTTCTCCGGGACAACCTTGGTGCGCATGAACTCAGAAGCAAGAGTGCCAAAGGCGAGTCCCATGCTTTCGCTATCATCAAGGCGGTCAACAAGGAACTGTCTGGCTCGGTCGAACTGCGGTGTGTACTGTCTCCAAGCGGCGGTCACATCGCCACGGACGAAACCACCGTTGCGGGAGTAATCGCCCAGACCGACCATGTCGGTTTCAAACAGATAGAAAGAATGAGTGTCATTCGACCAACGCACTCTATCCTGTGCGGTGTCGAGAATAGCGGTCTTAGACTCAGCTTTGTAAATCTCGTCCAGAAGGGGGAGATACTGAGAAGCAAGACCAATGCTGTTGCTGATCTCAGGACTAACAGTAGTAGCCATTTGTATTTCTCCTTATGATTTAATCGGCGGCAGACCGAAATATCCACGCAGTTTATTCTGCGCATCGACATCGACTTGCTTGGAAGTAGGTGGTGCGCCAACCGAAAGACCGGGTTGCTTGTTCAAAGCTTTCTCTTCCAGTTCTTTCTGTTTG